CCTGCTCAAGGACCAAGGCTATGTGATGGAGGGGCTGGAGACGTACTTCACCGAGTTCTGGTGCCAGCAGCACGACAAATACTCGTCCATGGAATACCACACCCACGGCGACTGTAAGCTCGTCGCATTCTACTTTTTGGAGTGTCCAAAGGATCCGCCGCGCCTTGTGGTCCATGACCCAAGGCCCGGCAAGATCATGTCGCCTCTGCGCGAGGCTGACGTTAGTGTAATTTCTCAGGCGTCCAACGCCGTCAACTTTATCCCGAAGCCGGGGACGTTGATGTTTGCCAATGCATGGCTACCCCATAGCCTTACGCGCAATACGTCTGTTAAGCCCTTTAAGTTCATTCACATGAACATCGACACGAGGGCCGGGGCCGTACAGGTCTGCCACCAGCCAACGGCAGAGATTGTCTGATGGCCCAGTTCCAAATACGGTTTAACAAGACCAGAGGTCAGGTTAACCGTGGGACTTCGGATCATGTTTGGCGCGTCTTCGAGGACGGCAAAGAGTACATATTTAAGAACGTACAAATAAACGTCGATAGCTATGGGGCCAAGACCGGTGAGGATTGGAGCATATGCTGCGAGGGCGTACTAAAAATAGACAGAGAAACTTCCACCGGTAGGATTGAAAAATAATGCCAACAAGTTCCCAGAACGGAAAAGCGCACATAAAGCGGATTGTTGGTGCTTTAAAGCACGGCAGAATGTTGGATATTGGGTGTGGCGAAGGCACCTATGCCAAGCTATTCCCGGACGCTGATTGGACAGGAATTGAGGTTTGGGAGCCTTACGTTGAGGCTTATGGCCTAAAATCCCTGTACTCAAAGCTGATCATAGCCGATGCCCGGACGCATGTTTTTGAGCCTGAAGACAGGTTTGACATAGCGTTTGCTGGCGATGTTCTGGAGCATATGACCCAAGAGGAGGCCAAAGACCTTCTTGATAGGCTGCGGCAGGTGGCGGATACCGTCATTGCGAGCATCCCGATTGGTTATTACCCGCAGGATGAATACGCCGGTAATCCCTATGAGCGCCATATTGTTGATAATTGGACGGACGCCCGCGTTAAAGAGGTGTTTGGAGACCCAAGCTGGTCGGCCATAGAGGGTGAGATCGGCGTATATGTCTGGGGCGTTATCAAAGAACTGCCCAGCATAGCAAAGCCTCTGAAGATCGCTGTCTATGCCATCAGTAAAAATGAAGAATCGTTTGTTGAGAGGTTCTGCAATTCCGCAAAGGAGGCTGATTATGTGGTTATCGCTGACACAGGCAGTACGGACGGTACTGTCGCCGCTGCTCACGCTGCTGGCTGTATCGTTCCTAATATTTGTATCACTCCTTGGCGCTTTGATTTGGCTCGGAACGCCGCTTTGTCGCTTGTCCCGGCTGATGCGGATGTATGCATCTCGCTCGATCTAGACGAAATTCTAGAACCCGGCTGGCGCGAGGAAATTGAGCGGGTGTGGACCGATAAAGTCACCCGTCTGCGCTATTTCTTCGACTGGGGCTGCGGGATCAAGTTCAAATACGAGAAAATCCACGCTCGCAAAGGGTACATGTGGCACCACCCCTGTCATGAGTACCCCATCCCGGACCCCCGGACTGTAGAGGTTTGGGCCGATACTGACATGCTAATGGTTAGCCATCACCCCGACCCCACGAAGAGCCGGGGCCAGTACCTCGATCTTCTGGCGGTATCGGTAAAGGAAGACCCTCGCTGTCCGCGCAACGCCTTTTATTACGCCCGAGAACTGTCTTTCTACCGGAAATGGGACGAGGCAATTGTCGCCCTGAACAAGTATCTAAGCATGCCGGAGGCCACTTGGGGCAATGAGCGGTGCTACGCTTACCGGGTCTTGGGGCAGTGTTATGAGGAAAAGGGCATGCAGTGGGAGGCCGAGGGGGCCTATCACAAAGCCTGCGCCGAAGCCCCCAATACCCGCGAGCCTTGGTGCGCTATTTCCCTGTTAAAATACCGCCAGAGCCAATGGGCCGAATGCTACGGTGCGGCCATGCGGGCCTTGTCGATCAAAGACAAGCAGCTTGTTTATACCTGCGACCCAGAAGTCTGGGGTTTTAAGGCCCACGATCTAGCCAGTATCGCCGCTTGGCACCTTGGCCTGAAAGAGGTCTGCATCGAGCAAGCAAAACTTGCGGTTGAGGCGGCTCCTGATAATCTGAGGCTTAAAGCTAACTTGGATTTTGTCATGGGTATAAAGGCAGAGGTATGAGCGAGGCATCTTCAGAAATATTTGATCGCCTCCGCAGTGTGGAGATCAAGCAGTCCACCCATGAGGCTGTTTGTGTGGAACGATATGGGAACCTTTTAAATGCTGCTGATAAAATGGAAAAAAGCATAGAGGGAACCAATCGCCTTCTGATTGGTGGCGGCATCACTCTGATGTGCGGAATGGCCGGAATACTGGCAAAAATTGTATTTGGATAAGAACAAAAGGGGAACGACATGTTTGAATTGTTAGGTGGTGGTATCTTCGGAAGCCTGCTTGGCGGCGTTTTCCGGCTTATCCCTGAAGTCCTTAAATCCTTCGATAAGAAGAACGAGCGTACCCACGAACTGTCCATGTTCGATAAGCAGTGCGACCTCGAAAAGACCCGTGGCGCTCAGAAGCTACAGGAGATCGGGGCGGAGCGGGATTCAGTCTTGGACACAGGGGCCATGGCAGCGTTCCAGAGCGCCATCCAGCAGCAGACCGATATGGTCAAGGCGGCTGGCGGTTGGGCGGCGTCCCTGTCCGCCTCTGTGCGCCCTGTGATGACCTACTACCTGCTGGTTTTTTACGGGATTGTCAAAATCTGCCTGATCTGGGATTCGATGCGCCTTGGCGCTCCCTTGGTCGATGTCATGCCTAAAATGTGGGGCGGCGACGATATGGCCCTGCTTTCCGGCGTGGTGAATTACTGGATTTTGGACAGGACGCTGGCAAAGCGCGGTATTTAATGAACCTCGATATAGCCATAGAGTTGGTGAAGCGGTTCGAGGGATTTAGGAACAAACCGTATCTTTGCCCTGCCGGAGTACCGACGATTGGCTATGGATCGACCCATTACGCTGACGGTCGAGCCGTCACTTTGGCTGATTTGCCCATGTCTAAAGAGGACGCCCATGCCCTGATGGAGGCAGAACTTCGGCACCGGTATTTGCCGAAGGTTATCCGGTACTGCCCAAATTTGGTCCAACACCCGAAAGCACTAAACGCCATTGTAGATTTCTGCTATAACCTTGGTGTCGGCAGGCTGCAAACCAGTACCTTGAGGAAAAAACTCAATGCTGGGGACTGGGAAGGGGCGCAGGAGCAGCTTAGAAAATGGGTCCGTGGCGGGGGTAAAATCCTGCCCGGACTTGTGGCTAGGCGCGAAGCAGAGGCGGCACTTCTGCCGGTTGGGTGACGTATGACTACAGGTTTAACCTATTCCCAGTATGTGACCCAGATCGCCACCATGGCGGTAGTTGCGGAGAATGATCCGGCGTTTGTCGAAATCCTTCCGCAGATGATCACCTACGCCGAAAACCGCATGTGCCGTGATCTGGATTTTCTGTTCACATCTACGGCGCTCACAGGCTACGCCTGCACGATGGGAACCCGGTCGATCACCATACCGCAGGGTACGATTGTTGTTTCTGAGCAAATCAACATTATCACCCCTGCCGGGACAGCCAACCCCAATTCTGGTACGCGCGTCCCGTGCCTTCCGACCACCAAAGAGTTCCTAGACGCTGTATACGGCGCTTCTACCTATACCGGCGTTCCTCAGTATTTTGTCCCCTTTAATGACAATGTGTTTTTGATTGGGCCATATCCTGACCAGAACTACTTCGTTGAAATTGTTGGGACCTTCCGCCCCACAAGCCTTTCGGTTGCCACCCCAACAACCTTTATCAGCCTGTATCTCCCTGACGTTATGATCATGGCGTCCATGGTTTACGTCAGCGCATATCAGCGCAACTTTGGTCGCCAGAGCGATGATCCGGCTATGGCCCAAAGCTATGAAGGTCAGTATCAGGCCCTTCTGAAGGGCGCTGCTGTTGAAGAGGCTCGGAAGAAGTTTGAGGCGTCTGGCTGGTCGTCCCAGTCACCGTCCCCCGTGGCTACTCCCTCCAGAGGCTAATAAATGCCACATGCCTCTCTCAAACTCATTCCGGGCGTAAATCAGAACCGGACACCGGCTTTGAACGAGACTGCGATCTCTGAGTCGCAGCTTATCCGCTTTGTGCCTGATGCTCAGGGTCTTGGCCTGCCCCAGAAATTGGGCGGTTGGACTAAGTATTTTGCCAACCCCATTTCCAGTGTTGTTCGGTGCCTATGGGCATGGGCGGACGCTAACGACGAGAAATATCTGGCTATTGGTGCGGTTGATCAACTTGAAGTGCTGTCACAAAACATCTTGGTAGATGTTACTCCAAGGACTGAAACTTATAATGTTGGAGTTGATTTAGACACCGTTTCTGGCAGCAATCAAGTAACTATCAACATTGCTGCAAGCAATGTTACTTCCTACGATAGCGTTTACATACAAACGCAAATAAGCGTAGGCGGTCTTGTCCTTTTTGGAATGTACCAATGCTTTGCTATTGGCGCTAACTCTTTTAACATTTATGCTACTGATGTGCTGGGACAACCGGCTTATGCCACTTCCACTATTACTACAGGCGGTGCCGTTCCCGTTTACGATACGACAAGTGGTGTGTCCATTGTTGAAGTAACTTTAGCAGATCATGGATATACCGTAGGGGATACTTATACAGCCTTAGTATCTACAACCGTGGCCGGAATTACCATTTTTGGTAACTATTTAGTTAGAGAAATTCTTTCTACAAGCGTATTTAGCATTCAAACGTCTAACGCAGCCGATGCGACTGACACCGTTTCTATGAATGCCGGTCTTGCCCGCTATGAAATATTCATTGGCGATGGCCCCCTGCCACTTGGCACGGGTTACGGTGTTGGCCCCTATGGCGTTGGCGGATACGGAAGTGGCGTAACACCTACGGCTAATCCCGGAACCGCTATAACGGCTACTGACTGGTCTTTAGACAATTGGGGCGGCGTTTTGATTGCAAACCCATTTGAAGATGTAATCTACCAATGGAACCCACTGATTAATCCAACTCTAGCATCAGTCATTACAAACGCGCCAACTGCAAATACTGGGTGCTTTGTTGCAATGCCTCAAAGACAGATCATCGCCTATGGCTCTACCTTTAACGGCATAATTGATCATCTTCTTGTTCGTTGGTGCGACGTTGAAAACTATGAAGATTGGATTGCCTCTGTAACTAATCAAGCTGGTTCTTACCGCATCCCGCGCGGCTCACGCATTGTGGGCGGCATTCAAGGTCCGCAACAGGGCCTGATTTGGACTGATACGGCATGCTGGTCCATGCAATATATCGGACAGCCATACATCTACAGTTTTAACGAAATTGGAACTGGGTGCGGCCTGATAGGGCAAAAAGCAGCCGGTACGCTTAATGGTGCTGTTTATTGGATGGGTCCGTCACAGTTTTACATATTGTCAGGAAATGGCGTTGAGTCCATTTATTGCCCCGTCTGGGACGTAATCTTCCAAGACATCGATTTGACCAATGTTAATAAAATTAGGTGCGGGGCAAATTCTCTTTTTAATGAAATAACATGGTACTACCCGACCACTAGCAGCAATGGTGAAGTCGCAAAATACGTTAAATATAACAAAGGTCTTGGACAGTGGGATTTCGGGACGTTGGGCCGGACTGCGTGGATCAATCAGTCGGTCCTTGGTAACCCAATTGGGTCTAGTCCAGAGGGTTATATATACCAGCATGAGACTTCGCCAAATGCTGACGGCCAGCCAATGCTATCCAGTTTTCAGACCGGCTATTTCGCCCTAAGCGAGGCCGACGTTAAAACCTTCATTGATCAAGTCTGGCCCGACATGAAATGGGGCTATTACGGCGGAGCGCAGAACGCGAACGTCCAGATTACGTTCTACTATACGGACTACGCTGGGCAGACGCCGCTGGTGTCTGGGCCGTTCACGGTTACCCAATCTACGCAGTACGTCACCCCTCGGTTCCGGGGCAGGCTAGTTTCAATTAAGATTTCGAGCAGCGACATCAATTCCTTCTGGCGTTTGGGTAACATCCGTTACCGCCTACAGCCTGACGGGAAGTTCTAATGGTCATCCCGTACAAGACCGGCAACCCGTACTTGGACGCTAATTTTGCGGCGTCAGTCGGACCTACGGGTCCCGGTGGTGCAACTGGTCCTACGGGGAGTGTCGGGCCAACTGGTCCTTCTGGCGGTCCTGTCGGGCCAACTGGGCCTACTGGGCCTTCTGTCACTGGTCCAACGGGCGCTACGGGTCCAACCGGCCCTACGGGACCATAGGAGAGTAAATGGCTTCCTTAGATGACATGCTGACAGCAGCAAAGAACGTCGTGACAGCCATTAACGGTCTGGCGCAGACGTATCTGGCTGTTAACGGGGCGCGTATTTCACCGGATATAACTTCCGCAACCCTCGTTAGAACAGGCTCTGGCCGAGTTGCTATGGTGAGCATTATCGTTGGCGGTAGCACTTCTGGCACCATTTACGACACCAACAATGCTTCGCTGACGAATAACCCAATCTTCACCATCCCGGACACGCCGGGAATAATCTTTGTAAACCTGCCAGTTGTGAACGGTATTGTCGTGACCCCCGGAACGGGCCAGACGGTATCCGTTAGCTATTCGTGAGGAAGCCATGCCCTTAAAGGACCTAGAGGCCGCACTAAACATTGCCCGCGAGAATAACGCGCGTGGCGGTATGCCTAAGATGCACATCAAGAAGCCCAAAATGGGCAAAATCCACGTTGGACCGATCCATAGCCCAGTTGCCGGTAGGACCGACCATTTGAACATGCATGTCAAATCGGGGTCCTACGTCATCCCTGCGGACATCATTTCTGCGATGGGGGAGGGCAACACGATGGCGGGTTTTCGAGTAGCCAAGAACATATTTTCTCAACCGTTTTATGGCTCATCCAAAGCCGGTGCTGGTCTCCCCTACACGGGCGGCGGTCTTCCTTACGGAGTTCCATCTCCGGGTAAGGCCGAGGGAGGGGAGGTGGATTCCGTACCAATTGTAGCCGCCGGAGGTGAATATGTTATTGACCCAAAAGATGTTATACGGATTGGCAAAGGGTCAATGGACGACGGTCACAAAATTCTTGACCACTTTGTAGAAGGTTTTAGGGCGCGTACTATTAAGACCTTAAAGAATTTACCCGGTCCTAAGAAGAACTGAGTAGGAACATGGAAGAACAAACCGAGATCAGAATTGGTACGGTAGCTGACGTTCATGACATCATGAGCCAACTTTCTAATACCTACGAGGAAATGGGCTTTTCAAACATCAGCCCAGAGAAGGTGCTGCGGGAAGTATACTCTGCCTTGTCTCTGGATCGTGGGATATTTGGTCTTATTGGTAAACCCGGTGAGACCATTCAGGCTGGTGTTCTGCTCCGTATTGGTAACCCGTGGTACTCCGACGATAACGTCGTAGAGGAGCGTGGCATTTTTGTGCATCCCAAGTATCGCAGTGGCCGTCTCGGACTGGCCCGCAAACTTTGTGATTTCTCTAAGAAGTTTGCTGATGACATGGGTCTGCCGTTGATTGTCGGCATTCAAAGCACCAGCAAAATAGCACCTAAAATCCGGTTGTACGAACGCGCTTTTGGTGAGCAGCGGGGCGCTTTCTTCGTTTACAACATGAAAAAAGAACATCTGACGAGACAGGAACACTAGCATGTGCGGTGGAACAGCCCAGACGACGCAACAAGTTCAGATTCCGCCAGAGGTTATGCAGAACTATCGGGCGGTTAATGCTCGCGCTACAGAGGTGGCTGCGACACCGTTCCAGCAATACAGCACTGATCCTAATGCTTTCGTTGCTCCTTTAAACCAGACCCAACAGGCTGGTATTCAGAACATTAGTAATGCTGGTGGTATTTCGCAGCCTTACTTTCAAGGCGCGACTTCGGCACTTATGGGCGGTCAGGCTGCGGCAACCCCCTATTATGGCGAGGCTACTCAACAGCTTTTGGGTGGTCTGAATGCCGGTGTCACAGGTACTCAGGCTGCGTATCAGCCTTTGCAGCAGGGCGCTCAGGCCGCTCAAGGTCTTCAGGGCGGCGCTCTCGCTCAGTATCAGGGCGCTTTGCAATCAGCGCAGCCGTACAATCAGGCCGCTGGTCAGTACGCTCAAGCTGGTTTGTCTGCCGCCACACCATATTATGGGCAGGCTGCTCAGAACATCGCTGGGGCGCAGGATATTGGCGGTGCCTTGGGCGGCGCTTCCCTGAGTAGTCTCCAGCAGGCGGGGCAAGCGGCCCAGCCTCTTCAGAGTGATGCCGCAGGGAATATCAATTCTGCCGCTTCTGCCGCGCAGCCTTATAATCAAGCCGCAACTGCCGGAATCATGGGTGGTCTGGCTGGTTCTCAGCCGTTTAACGCCGCTGCGGCACGGGGAATTAATCAGGCACAGGCTGGCGCACAGCCATATCAAGGTATGGCGACTGGCCTCGCTGCTGCCGGTACTCAGGCCGTTAATGCAGGTCCGCTGGGTGGGGAGCAGATCAATCAGTATATGTCCCCGTACCTAGACAGCGTTGTCGGCTCGACCATGGCGAATTTGCGCCAGCAGCAGGGTCAGGAGCAGTCCAGCCTTGTGGGTAATCAAGTTGCACAAGGCGCGTTTGGCGGTGATCGCGGTCGCCTCGCGCAGGCTAATTTGGCCCGCCAGCAGGGTTTGGCTACCGGTCAGACCGTTGCCGGTCTTATGAACCAAGGCTACGGGCAGGCCCTCGGTGCCGCCCAGCAGCAGCAGCAGCTTGGCTTGGGTGCCGCTCAGGCTAATCGTGCCGCTCTCCAGCAGGGTGCCAATCAGATGCTTGGCATCGGCCAGCAGGGCTATTCGCAGGGCATGGGCGCGGCTCAGGCGCAACAGGGTCTCGGCCAGCAGATTTACGGACAGGGGCTTGGTGCCGGACAGGCTATGGCTGGTATCGGCCAGCAGCAGTACGGGCAGCAGATGGGAACTGGGCAGGCTCAGGCCGCGCTTGGTTCGCAGCTATTCGGTCAGGGGGCGCAGACCGCCCAGCAGCAGGCCGCTATGGGCCAGCAGCTTTATGGTCAGGGCATGGGCGCAGCGTCGGCCCAGCAGGGTCTGGGTCAGGGCCTGTATGGCATGGGGACCGGCATGGGCGGCTTCATGCAGGGTCTCGGCCAGCAGAATTACGCCCAGCAGTCCGGTTTGGGTCAGAACCTCGCCCAATTGGGCCAGCAGACTTTTGGACAAGGCGCGGCGCAGTCGGGCCAGCAGGCGGCTTTGGCGCAGCAGCAGTATGGAATGGGCGCAGGCGCTGCGGGCCAGATGGCTGGCCTCGGTCAGGGCCTATACGGCATGGGGGCGGGAACGTCTCAGGCTCTTGCCGGTATGGGTACGCAGGCCCAGCAGAACGCTCTCGCGGCGGGTCAGGCCCAGCTTGGCGCTGGTACTGTGGGTCAGCAGACCCAACAGGCTGGTCAGACTGCGCTTTACAACCAGTTCCTCCAGCAGCAGGGCTTCCCGTATCAGCAGGCCCAGTTCTTGGCGAACATCGCAATGGGTACGGGTGCATTGTCTGGCTCGACCACAAATACAAGCCAAGCAGCGCCATTCTTCTCGGATAAGCGCCTCAAGGAAGCTGTTGAGCCGATTGGTAAGACCTTTGACGGTCAGAAGATTGTTAAGTTCCGCTACAAGAACGAACCGGGAACGCGCATTGGTCTTATCGCGCAGGATGTTGAGAAGCATCACCCCGAAGCGGTTGGTCTGGCCGGTGGCTATAAGACCGTCGATTACGACGCTGCGACTAAGGACGCTGCCTCTAAGGGTCATTATGCCCGTGGTGGCCTTGCGCCGGAGTCTGAGGGTGGTGCGGTTCTTCCGGCCATGATGCGCCATGGCTTTGCTGAGGGCGGAAATCCGGCTCAGTTAATTGGAAACGATCAATTGGCTGCTATCCTTCAGGCCCAGTTCGGCATGTACAACAATCAGGGCATTCCGGGTCTTGGCGGTTCGCCGGGTGCTTCTGGTTTCGTCCCCGCTGGAACGCTTCCAGTTGGTAATCTAACTGTTGCTGGTAACGCTCCTAAACTGCCGGAGTCTCAGTTAAAGGGGATGATTGAGGCCGCTGGTGGCGTTGAGAAAGCATATGACACTGGCAAACAGGCCGTTAACAAGATCAAGGGTTTGTTTAACAAAGAAGATGATAGTCCCACTTCTCAGGCTTCGGCACCGGAGGATGAGTCTAGCCTTACCCAAGACGAACTTGATGAAAAATACGGACATTACCGTGGTGGCCTTGTAGGCCATTACGCCTCTGGTGGCGCTTCTTCAGGCCCCTATGGCATTCCTATTTCTAAGGCTGAAACCCCTGATCTTATAACGGCTGGGGACGCGCCCGAATTTCAGAAATCTGGGTTTCTGAAAATGATGGACATGGCTGGGGATGCTGCCAGCCTTGGACAGAAGGGCATGAATACATACAACTCCGCTACCAAAAGTAAGGCGGCTGGCGGCGCGGCGGAGGATGATGTTGGCGCTGGCACCCCGTATGATGCTGGAAGCAATCCTTTCATGCCCGACAGTGCAAAAGGCATTGAGAAGAAGGAACTTGCCAAGCCGGGTGCGGCTCCGGGCGCTCCCGAAAGCGGCTTTAGTCAGGCCATGGGTTTGGCAAAGAGTATTGGCAGTATTGCCGCTCTTGCCATGGCGATGAACCGTGGCGGGCGTACCGGCTATGCTGGTGGCGGCACTCCTGAAGATTTGGTTAATCAAGCTAGAGGTTTGTTAAGTTCGGCAAATGATCCCAAGGCTGATCTTTCGCAAGCAGAAATTGCCGCAATGCAAGCAACGGCAGATTCTAATAGAAGGCGAGCAGCCGAACTCACAAATCAGCACTATAGAACGCCGGAAGATTATCAGCATTTTGCAGGCGCTTTTGACCAAATTGGCTATGGTGCGCCTGACCCAACCGTTTGGCGCAAACCAAGTCAAATTGCCGCTAGAAAAACTGCTGACGCTAGCCGAGAGTCTAATCGCATTGCTGCTTTGGCTGCGGCTGGCCTTAGCCCGCAAGGCAATATTTTGCCTCAAGCGAGAAAGCCGGGAACGGCTGTCGTAGAAATCCCGGCAGGAACTTTTGCCGGTTCTCGTGGTACGCCTCGCGTTTTGGATAAAAATGCTAATGATAACCGTGGCCCAGTTCGCCCTGCGGTTCCTCGTAGGCCCTCTAGTATTACACCAACGCCTCCTGCCGGTCTTATACCGACGCCTACGCCGCGCCCTGATCTTGATGGCGATGCTTCGCCAGCAATCACTAGTGCGAATATGGCTCCGGGCCTTGGTGGTGGCAATCCGCCGCCGCCTATCAGCAGCGATCTTGCTGGTTCGCCTGCGTATCAACAGAGAGGCTTGGCCCCTGTACAGGCTCCCACCGATACGCATGCGGCTGAAGGCGCTCCTCTCGCTCGTACCGGACTTGGCGCTCCCAACATCCGTCAGGATTTGGCACAGCCAGCAGCACAGGATGGTCAGGCCGCTGGTCCCAAGCCTCAAGAAAGGAAGCCGGGTATGCTCGAACGCGCCCTCTTTCCCAAGGGTGGCTATCTCGACAGGCTGTCTGAAGGTGATGAAGATACCGTTGTCTCCCTACTTAGTGGCCTCGGTGCTATGGCTGGGTCTTCAAACCGCTATGGTCTTGGCGCTTTGGCTGAAGGTATCGGCGCTGGTGCTGGCGCTTATCAGAAAGCAAAACAAAATATTCTGGCCCGCCAAGAAACTGGTGCAAACATAGGTGAGACCCTTGCTGGCACCGGGCAGGTATACGCTGGTGCGGCACAACGAGATTTCTATCTTGATCCCACTACTGGTCAGTCAATGGTTCGGTTGCCGGGTGGCAGGCGTGTTACTAGGGGCCAATGGGTACAGATGGGTAAGCCCCCAACTATGTATCAGGCATCCGGGGCTGAGATGGCAAATCAGGAGCCGTTTACTGCGACTGAGGCTGTTACAACCCAACCAAACGTGCAGCCTTCAACCGGCGCAAATTTCTTTGGTGATGCTGGAAAAGAATCTATTCGGCGGGCTGTTGGCGCACTGGAAAATTCCAGACCCAGCGAAGCCGCGCTGGTTGATTCGCAAAAAATGCAAAACGAAATTGATGAATTGGCAAGAGGTTCAGCCGTAAATCTTCAAGGAACGCGAAACCTTGGATTGGCTGTTACTAAACAGAGGGAAGGAGGAATGATTTCTCCGGGTCCGCTTGCTGATTTTACTGCTAATATTGTTGGCAGGCTTAACAATGCTATCAGGATAATGTTTGATCCTGAAACTGCTAGTAAATTGCAAGTTAGCAATAACGCAATTGCTAACAAAGAAGTTTTTGACAAATTAACTAGAACAACTGCATTCCAAAATGCTTCTGCAAACCAACAAAATTCCATGCAATCTCTCATGACTTCTTTGGAAGCAACTGCCAACCCAAGAATGACAAAGGAGGCTGCTACTGAAATTATTGCAAAGCAGCTAGTTACAGATCAAAGGAATATAGATGAACAGGCGTATTTAAGAAATTATCGAGATTATGCTTTGAGCCTTGATTACGGGCCTAATGCATTTATGGCCCAACAGGCCGATGCGGCGTTCCGGCAAGACAGGCCGGACGCAAACTATATCCGTGATCAAAAATTAATTACGGATTTGATGATTAAGCGTCCCGACCTGTATCAAAAGTTTGTAAGTGGAGAAATGTCTAAAAAAGAAATTGACCAGCTATTTTCCCAGAAATTTAAAGTTAATAACATGGGCAGATACTTTGTTGGTGGCTACTAATGGCCGAAGAAAACAAACTATTGAACGACCCCTATTTTAGCACTGAGGCTACTGTTGAGGCACCTCAAGAGCGGGCGGTTGAAGCGCGTCCTGCGGTCACTGAAAGGGCTAATCCCTTACTAAGTGATCCGTATTTTCAGCCAGAAGCCAGCAAGCGTCCGGCAAGTACAACTACGGCTACAGCGCCTACACCCGTTTCGACTACACGACGCACTACACACGCTCGGCCTACTCTATATCATCAGTCCACCATCAAAGAGCCGAATGAAAAAGACTTAACTGTAGGTGAGACTCTTAGCGGCGCTGCCAAAAACTTTATCCCAAGCGCCCTTGGGGTTGTCGGTTCGTTTGCCCACGCGCTTACCCACCCCAGCGAGACGCTTGGTGCAGTAGGTGATATTGGTACTGGGTTGCTTTCAAAGGCCGCTGGTGCCACTGGCGCACAGCAGGACCCCACCAAAAAGAAGCAAGAAGAACGTGTTGTTAATGGGCTTTGGGATCATTACAAAAAAACCTATTTCACCAGTTCTCAAGATTTTATGCGGGCCTTTAAAAAAGACCCTGCCAGTATTTTTCTGGATTTCTCAACGCTGACTGGTGTAGGCGCTGCCGGTCTGCCCGGTAAATTTGGACAAGCTGCTAAAATTGCCGCCACCGTTACTGATCCAATACAGTCTAGCCTTGCCATTGCGCGAGGCGTCGGATCACTGCCAGCAAAGGGTTTGAGGGTACTCCAAGCAACTTCTTCCGAAGTACCTTATGCTACATTGACGGACATTTATAATCTGGCAAGAAAGGGCAACCCTGTACTAAAAGAGGGAGTCCAACTTGGTCGGACATTGCCAGAAACCGAAATAACCCGCAAAGTTGTTGACGCGCTTGACACTGCGGCTGATGCGGCAAGTGTTGAGTATTTGGCTAGTAAAGCCGGACAACCTCACGCAAATAAAAAACCGCCAGTTAATGATGTTTTGCAGACAATACAAAAAGCAGAAGATGATTTGACAATTGCCGGTACGAAGCCTCACGCTCCATACACTGATCCCGTGACAGGAAATAGAGTTGAGCATCCTTATTGGGATGCATATCAAGAACTACAAAATCTACGCAACCAAGTTAAGGCGTATGATGCAAACCCTGCATACAATGTTCTTGAAGCAGATAAATTTAAGCGTTCTCTTTATGAAAGAAGAAATCAAGTACAGGGGAGGGCGCAAAATTCAGTTGATCAAGTTTCAAAGGCAGTTAGAAAATCAATTTCTGACGTTTCACCTGAATACGCCGCCATCATGGATAAGTGGCAAACTTGGATACAGACAGCAAAAGGCATAAAACAAGGTGGTGCTAACGCTAATTTAAGCCCTGCTTCGTCTATGACAAGACTTCTTAATTCAATGAAGACAGACCTTAAGAGGAAGAATGTCATTGACGTTCTAGCAAAGCATGACCAGCAACTTCCTTATATTCTTGCTGGGTATGCTACGAAGCCAATTCACAAAGGTAATATTGGCTTAATGGATGCCGTACTTAGTGGCGCTGGATGGTATGCCGTATCACATCCGCTTGGTGCCGCTGGATCACTTGGCCTTGCGTCTCCAAGACTTAGCAGCATGTCCCAGACTGCCCTTGGCAAAATTGCCAAAGTTGGCTCTGCCGCTACCTCCAGACCAGTAACCGCTGGCGCGTATTACGGCGAACGCGCTCTTCAGGAAGAGGGTCAGCAACCTTCAGAAGAAAATATGGGAATGCCTCAAGGCGACAATTTCCTTCCAAGGAACGTCAGAAACAACAACCCCGGCAATATTATTGACAGCGATTTTGCAAAAAGACAGCCGGGATATGTTGGTACAGACGGCCAGTTTGCGGTTTTTGACAAACCAGAAAACGGCTATTCGGCCCACAAAACTTTGCTTTCTAGTTATGGGTCAGAAGGCCGGGATACTATTGATGCAATTATAGAAAAGTGGAGTCCTAGTGAAGGCAAAGGAAACACGCCGGAGGGAACCAATAATTACAAATTAGAAGTCGCCAAACGCCTTGGTGTTGGTATCCATGATCGCCTAGATATGTCGGACCCAAATGTCTTGGACGCCCTTTCTAAGGCTATGGCAAACTTTGAAGGCGATAAGCGGGCTGCTACCGGTGGCCGCATAGGCCGCGCTACTGGCGGTCGGATCATGAACCATAGGTCCGAGGCCGAGAGCCTGATCCGTCTTGCTGACAAAACCAAGAAGGCCCTAAACAATTCCACGGAATCATTGCTTGCGGTGCCGGATGAAGCCGTCACTAAGGCGCTATCCATAGCTAACGAGGCTATTTAACCATGCCCTCTTCATTTACGACTAATAAGCTGCTCGAAAAGCCCGCATACAACAGCTACGTCGATGACTGGAACACTCCCGTCAATGCGGACATGGACGACATTGATACTGCCTTTGGCGGTGCGACGCTCCTGAATGCTACATCAGTATCTGGGACGGTTTCTCTTTCTATCTCCGAGTATCGCCCGCCTCTCATTGTGGTTACTGGCACCCTGACCAACAACGTAAATTATCAGTTGCCGTCAGGTAAGGGTGGCACTTGGACGTTCTATAACAATACTACCGGTCTCTTTTCGGTAACTTTTTCTTCGGCTGGCGGCGGTACATCCGTTGTGATCGCGCAAACGGCTAGTGTTATTGTGGTCTGTGACGGCACCAATGTTGCAGTTGCGAACACCTATGCGGCTGGTTCGACGACTGCTGTTCAGTACAATTCTGGCGGTGTTTTGACTGGAACGACTAATTTTGTTCACGACGGCACCAACGTGGGTATTGGGATTTCCCCTCCCGGCTCCAAGCTGGACGTTAAGGGGACCCTCCGCCTATCTGGCTCCACGAGCGGCTACGTTGGCCTAGCACCGGCGGCGGCGGCTGGCAGCACTACCTACACCCTCCCGGCTGCGGACGGCGCTGCGGGCCAGTTCCTGTCTACCAACGGCTCGGCAACCCTAAGCTGGACCGGAATTGCGGCTGGCGTCACCAGCTTTAGCGCGGGAAGCACCGGCTTTACCCCCTCTAGTGCCACCTCTGGCGTTGTTTCGCTTGCTGGCACCTTGAATGTTGCCAACGGCGGCACGGGCCTGACCGCAACCCCGACTAATGGTCAGCTTGATATTGGCAATGGCTCGGGCTTTACCCGCGCTACGCTAACGCAAGGTAGCGGCGTTACTATTACAAATTCCTCTGGTGGTATTACAATTTCCGCTACGGGACTTGGCGGCACAGTTACGTCGGTCGCAACCGCTGGAAGTGTAAACGGCATTACCCTGACGGGCGGGACGATTACTTCTACCGGCACTATAACACTGGGCGGTACGCTTTCCGGTGTTTCCTTGACCTCTCAGGTGTCTGGCACCCTGCCCGTCGCTAACGGCGGTACGGGTGGGACATCACAGGCTACGGCACAGTCTGCGCTTGATGTCCCCTCGCGTGGCGGTTCCGGTGCCTCGGGTACTTGGGGTATCAACATCAGCGGTAATGCTGCGACTGCTACCAATGTGGCCTATTCGGGCCTTACTGGTGCCGTTCCTACTTGG